GTTCACTCTTATACACCTCCTAGAAGACTTGAAAACCGGATCCTCAACGATAGAACAAATAGACACATGGATATCAGAATACTACTCTAAAGACACCTTATTCGAACTATTGACAGCCTCGGAACCATTCAAGAAAGGTGAAGTCTTAACCGAAACAGAAACTCACATAAACGGTAAATCTGTTACATATTCAGTAGCGATACCGGATTGGCTTTTTAATCCTCCAAATTTTTCACCCGACTTCCTAAATTATAATCACACCACAGATACAATTCCGGAAAAACACGGCTTCGATTATTTAAATACATTCTCAATTCCATCATTTGATAACTGGTTAGCTGGTCAGCCTAATTCAAAATATAAATCAAACATGTCGACACTATTTACTTATTTACTAACGAAAACACCGTTTCAATTACGATTCATGAATTTCGAGAGAACATTACACTGTGCGCTTTGCATTATGTATTACAAATTTAAGGAACAGGACTTTACATTCCAACGATTAGTATCCACGGTTCTTAGATCATATTCAAAATTTCCATGGCGTGTCAATGTGAAAAATAAACAAATAGAATGGCTCGAACGCAAAGGAGCATCATCATTTCCCCTCATTCTTTTATCAGTAATTGGAACTTCAGCACAATTTGCACTTGGTGTAACAACTAAAATTTCACAATTACCAATGATGGACTACTGGTTCCAATGTCTCGAAACGTCAATGATAGATAACATATTACGTTCAAAAGGTACACTACTGTCATATACCTTAAATTCAATGAGGAATCTTCCACCCTACAAATGTCCGAATTGGAATTTAGGTAATTCGTACGATTCACTGATAGAGTTGGAATTCGCCGAACCCGAAGTGATAAGGAAACTACAGGATGATGAAGTGGATAAAGACATTCTTAAAGAATTTAGGTTAACAGGATGGATAGATCAAATAATGTCAAAACATGCTTCACCGTATACGTGGATTCAAGCTGCGAAGGAGATAAGATCAATATTAAATCCTGGTTTCTATTACATTACTTCCTCAGATCAGAGTTTACCAAAAGCGATGTACGCCAGATCAGAAGGTAAGAATCCATTAGCACTTGCTACGATTAAAACAGCGTTCGTTAATGGAATGGAGTTACCTGTAGAATTTGAACCAACAATATATTCGGAGTCGTTAAAGGAAGTCATAACGGTATTTGATAAATATACTCACTTAACTTCAAAGAACCTAGATGGTACCCAATTTAATGATCAATTTATACGTTATCTAACTACAAGATCTTCAAATGCAGACATAACTCCGGAAATGTTAGGAGAAGTAACTGACGTACTGAAGAAAGTTGTTAAGAAAAGAATTGCAAACGCTGCAGAATACGCTGATAAACTAAACGACTTACCGTATATTCTTGAACAGTCTGCCAAACCCATACGAGCTGGAACACGAACACAAATTTCACGTCGTAAGAGAATGATAGCGGGAGTTAATAATCAGTTACTCCAAATGACTTTCCCTGGATTATTAGCAATGAATGAACTTCAAAATGCATTACACTATGCTGCTTCAGGAAAACAGAATGGAACATACATGGATATAGCTAATCAATGTTACTCAACATCACGACCTTACATGATGTCAAGCTCACAAGATGTATCCGGATTCGACGCTAGTAACAAGCCATTTGATGTTCAAATGAATTGGAGAACCTCGATGCAGATACTAAAAGGCAATAATAAACCATACGGACCATTTCCTCCAAACACTAAATATGATGTACTGAACTTACTGACTAACGAAATAACTAAAGACTCTCTTAGTGCACCGCAATTAATGATGTCATTAGCATATAAGAACATGACTTCTATGTCTGTAAACATAAAATCTGATATGAATGGTGAAAATCTAACTAGTAAAGATTGGACATATGGATCAGGATTGATTAACACTTCCGTTCATGGAACTTCAACATTAGCACGTGCTCCTATGGCAGTATCTTCATTTGTAGAGAAAGGCAAATCATGCAATATTATCAATGAAGTAATGGACGTAGATAGCGAAATTGAGAAATTGATATCAATGCAACTCAAACTCCCTCCAGAGAAAATGAAAGAATACATGAAAATGAAATTTGCATCAACTCTAATTAGGCAGGAAGGTTTAGGTGATGATATGAGATTAGTATACTATGCGAACGATCGTGGAATAAGAGAAATTGTATTGTTGAAAGCTATGTTAACGCTAATGGGTTTCAAAACTACTTCGGCAGTATTTTATCACTTTTCTGAGTTCTTACAACAAGGAGTATTAGCTGGGATTTTCTTTGGTTACGCGGATCGAATATCACCACTACTAGCGGAAAGACCTTCAGAATACACTGATTATGCCACTCGTGCGTCTGAACTCAATGGTTTACTATATGACTTATCTAATAGAATCAATGATCCCACTGATATACACATGATTGCAGTAATTATGCATGTCACTTTACTACTGAATACGGTAATTATCGGTCCAAGCAAACTAGAAACATTGATTCCAGAAGAAGCGTCCAAATATATGTCGGTAAGACCAAAGTTCAAGAAATCAGATAGAAGAATAGTAATCGATGTCGTGATGCCGTTCTCTACACTATTCATCGAAACGGGTGGTCAGATACCAATGATAAAAGTACACGGAATCTCAGAAGGAGTTTCATATTTCACACCTAGAGGAAAACATCTACGTCATGTTATACTGTCTATGATAGCAACAAAGGATGACATCATCTTCAAGTCAATCGATGAAATAATGGCACTAGAGGAAACTAAAAATATTATTCGACGTTTAGGTTTAGATGTAGCGTACGCAATGTCTCAAATATCACACTCTCTATTGATAGAAAGTCAAAGACTGCCAACGGAAACGAGAACTAAACTGTTTAACGCTGGAGTGCCTCTAACATCTTATCGTAATATGGGATTAGTTCAACGATCTTTGATAGCATATGATGTGTTAAATAACAATGGCATACGAATACCATCGAGTATTATCGAAGGATTTAGAATAGGAAATTTACTCAGTCAATCCGTCTTAGAAACACCAGAGTCTGTATCAGAACGCGACATGTATGGAACACGTTGGTTGGAAGCTTTAGTCACTAATATGAAGAAACCACTCTTTACTTCGGCAGATGATATATACGCATATGTAGCAATCCCTTCTAACACAAATTTTGTTAAAAATACCGAATCAATGCCTTCAATACTTCATTCACCACCAGCACCAGGCATTACAAGCGATTCGGAGTTAGCATCGTTGATTTGGTATTCAGGTTTCTATAATTTCGACATATCTGGTATAGCTGAGCATGTCAACTATGTTAGAAATTCCGTTCAAAAAGGGAATATATCGACTCCGATCTTAAATAATGGATTAAAAATATTCAGACGCCACAGAGGATTTCTAGACACATTTTACGACGCTGTCGGTATATCGCCAGAAGGCCGTATATTACTGACGAGATACTATCGAAATTTAACCGAAAACAGGTATGTTAATTACGAAATGACAATCCCACCTAGATTATTCTTCTGGATAAATCCTGCCACTCCAAATCCACGAACATTTCAGAATTACCTATTATCTTCAAGAGGACCATTGCCTGCACCAGCCAACATTAGGCAAAGTTCATTTATTGCCACATTACAACAAGCAGCTGTGTTTACTTATGTAGATAAGTTTAAACATAAATATCCATCATTAATTCTATCGAATAGGCTACGTAATCTAGTGTTCGATGCGAGGTTACCCCTATACCAAGGGCCTGAGTCAACGTAAG